TTATTTCGCCATCATCTTTGCGAGCTTCTGCGCAAAGGCGACTGGATTCTCCGGCAGGATGCCCTCAATCAAGAGAGCCTGCGTATAAAGGAGATCGCAGTAGTCCTTGAACTCCTCGGTGTCCTTGCCCGCCGCGTGGACTTGCTGCAGCTTGGCAAAGAGATCGTGGTGCGGATTAATCTCGAGGATGCGCCGCGCCTTGAACATCGGATTGTTCATCTCGGCGAAGGTCTGCTCCATCGAGAGCGACGGCCCCGCCTCATCGGCAACCAGGCAGACCGCACTCGAACGCAGGCGCTGCGAGATCTTGACCTCGGCAATTTTGTCGCCGAGCACGTCCTTGACGTCCTTGATGAGATCGTCGTTCGCCTTTGCGATATCCTCGGTCTCCTTCTTCGCCGCCTCACTCTCAGCATCGTCAAGCCCCAAGTCGCCGCGGCTGATCGAGTGGAAGTTTTTCCCCTCGTACTCGTGTACCGTCTCGATCGCGAACTCATCGACCGGGTCGAGCAGGAAGAGTACCTCGAGTCCACGCTCACGCAGCTGCTCCATCTGCGGCAGCTGCTCGATCGTCGCCTGATCCTTCGCCGTTGCGTAGTAAATGCTTTTCTGGCTCTCAGGCATCCGCTGGATGTACTCCTTCAGCGAGACGAGTTTGCCCTCCTTCGAGCTGTGGAACAGCAGGAGATCCTTCAGCTTATCCACTGTATCATGCCCGGAGTACATGCTGTTGTAGATGCCGATCTTCAGCATGCGGCCGTATTCGTTCCAGAATTTCTCGTAGCCCTCACGCTCCTTTTCGAGCTTCTTGCCGAGCGTCTTGAGGACATTCTTCTCGAGCGCGCGGCCGATGGTCTTGAGCTCGCGGCTCTGCTGCAAAAGCTCACGTGAGATGTTCAGCGAGAGGTCGGGCGAGTCCACGAGCCCCTTCATAAAGCGCAGATAGTCCGGCAGGAGATCCTTGCACTTATCCATGATGAAGACATGGCGCGAGTAAAGCTGGATGCCCGGCTCGTAGTCCGCCTGATAGAGGTTAAACGGCGCACGCGCGGGAATCTCGAGGAGCGCTGTATACTCGACGGTGCCCTCCGCCTTTGTGTGGAATACCTCCATCGGCGCTTCCCACTCGTGGAACTGGTCGCGGAAGAAATCGTTGTACTCCTCCGCCTTGATCTCGGACTTCGCGCGCGTCCAGAGCGGCTGCATCGAGTTCAGCGTGCGCAGCTCCGTCTTCTTGATCTTCTCCGCACCCTCGATAATCTTGCCCTCATCGTCGCGCGGCATCTCCTCCGTCGTGACGTTCATGCGGATCGGATAGCGCACATAGTCCGAATACTTCTTCACGAGGTTCTCGAGTGTAAACGTATCCGTATAGTCCGTCTCGCCCTTCGTGAACTCTTTCGCGAGATGGATCGTCACCGTCGTGCCGCGCGTCTCCTTCTCAGCGTCCTCAATCGTGTAGCTGCCGTCGCCCGCCGATTCCCAGCGCGTCGCCTTCGTCTCTCCCGCCCGACGCGTCACAATTGTCACTCGATCGGCGACCATAAACGCGGAGTAAAAGCCCACGCCGAACTGACCGATGAGATCCTTGTCCGGCGCGCCGCCGCTCTCCTCCTTCGCCTTCGCGAGCTGCTCCATGAATGCCTTTGTGCCCGATTTTGCGATCGTGCCGATATTCTCCACGACCTCCGCACGCGACATGCCGATGCCGTTGTCCGAGATCGTGAGCGTCTTGCTCTTCTTATCCGGCACGAGGAAAATCTCATACGCATCGTTTCCCTCGAGGATGTCCCTGTTTGTCAGACTCTCGAAGTGGAGCTTGTCAATCGCGTCCGACGCGTTCGAAATCAGCTCGCGCAGAAAAATCTCGCGGTTCGTATAGATCGAATGGATCATCAGATCCAGTAATTGTTTTGTCTCCGCTTGAAACTCAAACGTTTCCTTTGCCATGCTATCGTTCTCCCTTGGATTCATTTTTTTGCATATTATTATATATGCAGTACTAAACTGCGCTCTATATTACACGAAAAATGACAAAAAGTCAAATTTTGATTTGTCCTCGGAAATACATGCGGAATAATTGCGGAAGCATTTTTTGATTCGATTGTTTTGCACTGTATCAAGATGTATTTATTGTAACAAATTCATCGTTCAATCGCAAATGCTCGCATAAGAATTTTCACATGCACAGGCTCCTTCTCCCATTTGCAATCTATTGGATTTTCGATTATAAGCGAAACTGGTGCAAGGAGGTGAAATAGCAAGCAATATGATGGTTTAACAAACCAAGCAGCCACAGGTTTTTGTAGGAATAACACAGTGTTTTTTACACAAAGGCAAAATAGCTATACAGAAAGGCGAATCATGGTATTTTGTAGGCAAATTGTAGACAAACAAAAATAGAGGGGACGGCGCACAAAACGCTGTCCCCTCACGTCATTTATATAATTACCACTCTGCGACCGTATACATCACACTGCCGCCCTTGACTTTTGTCGATTGCCCATGCACAAGACCTTCCCAGCGTCCAAGCTGCACGCCTGCCGTCCAATAGGTCTGCGTGTCAATCTGCGTGACACCCGCCTTGATCTTATGCGCCTTATTAAGGTTGATTTTATACACGTCAACCTTCTGCTGCTCCGCCGGCAACTCCTTACCGTCTGCATCTTTTGTGATCGGTGTGACGACGGTGCGGTCTGTCTTCTCCCGCGCCGCCATAGGCAGTGTCGGGCTGTCCTCCCTGATCTGCCTTTCCACCACCGTAGCCGCCCGCTCCACCGTCGGTGCGGTGACATAGTATGTTGTGCTAGGCGCACGCTGCCCCGCCTGCACGGCCGCAAGCCGCCGCTGCAGTGTCTCAGCGTTGCTCTTTGAGATATCGAGCTGCGCCCGCAGTGCTTCCGCGTCCTGTGTCTGCTCCTGTGTCAGGACTGTGGGCTTTTCCGCCGCCGTCTGCTCGGATGCAGAGTTCCGGCCAACGGCATACGCAATGCCGACGATCAGGACAAGCAAGATCACCAACACGGCCGTTTTGCGCTCTGTAATGATATCTTTCACCCGTTCAAGCATAATAATTCCCCTCCTCACTGATTGGCGTAGAAGTTCGCCTTGCCGACGATGGTATCCATTTGCGAAAACAGATTCCTTCCGGGGCACGCCGTCCCCATCAGCTCCCGATGACCGACAATATGGTCGCGGTCAATCGACAGGCCGTAGTCCGTGCAGATGTTGGCAAGCAGCATCGCGGTACTCTCAATCTGCGTGACCGTCGGATATCCGATCTCAAAATTGCCGCAGACGTGGATGCCGATTGTGTGCGAGTTCTCTCCCGCCGCATGCGCACCAATCGTCCAATGCGGGCGGCCAATCTCCACTGTTCCATCCTTGCGCACAACATAGTGGTAGCCGATGCACGTCCACCCCTGCGCCTGATGCGATGCGTTGATCTCCTCTGCAGAGAGGTCGTCGTCGGTCGGGTTGCCGGTGTGATGCAGGACGATCATATCCGTCGCCCCACGGGTTTTCAGGTTGCCCGCGTTATAATTCAGGTTCAGGTTTTTCAGATGCACTCTTTCCATCGTTGTCCTCCTTTTTTTCTTCATACTGGTCCGGAATCCCGTTCTCGTCTCGGTCGATAAACGACTTTGCGAGGAATCCGATGACCGCAATCCACGCCGCTCCGCTGATCTCATGTAGGAAATTTCGCAGCTCCACGAGATCAGGCTTTGTTGTGTTATTCCAGTCGTATATCCACGCCGCCACATAGATCATGACGCAGATCACGATCATTGCGGCATACCATACAATGTAGCGCATGGCCGCGTGACTCTTGGTCATGTTGCGCAGATATTTTCCTGCGCGCCCGAACCACTGTGAGACTTTGAGCATTGCTTACCTCCCTCCGAGCGCCCACGTCAGAATCGACGCGAAGATGCCGACGATGGTCGTACTCATCCCAATCGTCCAGCAGACATCGCGCTTAAAATCATCGATACGGTGATGCGCGGACTTTGTACTCTCCTCGACGCGTGCAATACGGGCGTTGATCTCATAGAGTTGGTCCCGATGCCCCGGCAGTTCTACTGCGAGCGTTTCCAGTTGCGTTTTAATCCCCTCAAGTTCCGCCAGAATTTCGCCTCTTGCCATTTGCTCATCCTTTCTGTGCACATAAAAAACCGCCATGCGTCATGACGGCTTTTCTGCGCTCCTTGTTATCCTGCGGCGTGCTCTGCGAGATATGCTGCCACATCTGCCTGATAGATCTCAGGGACAACCTTCTGCCCCTCCTGTTTGTCCTCCTCAGAGATTGCCCACTTTCCCGTGCGCACGAGATAGGCGTAGACCGGAATCATGTAAGGCCACTTCTTCATTTTTTCCCACCTCCTTTCAGTGCGGCTTCAAGGGCTGCGATGCGCTCTGCCTGCGCGTCGAGACGTTCTTCCTGTGCCGCCATTGCCTCGAATGCAGCAAGTCGATCGGGGTCTATGTATGGCTCCTGCATCCCGTTGTCCTCGGGCGGTGCAGGTGTCGGATCGGGCTTTGGTTGCTCGACCTGCTCCCACTTGCCAGAGCGCCAGTAGATGTCATAGCCCTCTTTTGCGGCAGGCGGCGCATCTTCGGTCATGTTGCCGGGGATTTGCCACACGCCGCTGATCGGGCTTCGGTCAGTGTCGTCAAGGGTACGCTCACCGAGATACTTGCCATCAGCGGCGTAGGCGTATACTGTTTTTGTCATGTCGTACCTCCTCAATATTTGATCTGTGCAATAAGAGATATCGCGGGCGGCTGCACCGTCTCTGATGCGCCATAGATGGGATTATCTGCCCCAGCAGACCTATTCGCGGAGGCTACATCTACAACGGTATAGCCGCCATTACTTAATGATTTTTTCGGCGTTGCTCCTCCTACCCATCCGTTTAGCACATGAGTATGTTGAGGCAATCCCGCCTCCACAGACTTGACGCTCTCCCCGCCCTGTAAGACGCGCCCTGTCACGTTAGGCAGCGTCAGCTTGTCCTGCGCTGCGTCATAGACGTACTTGGAGCAGTCTGTCTGGTACTGCTCCGCTGTGACGGTCATACCCGCCTCTTGCACCCACGCAAGGAGACGAGGATACTCGCTTGCTTTGACGGTTGCGCCGTTGGCCTTCACAAAGCCGTCGCGTAGCGTCGGGCGCAGAATGATGTCGCCCACCCTTGCACCGTCTCTCACGTCGTCGATTATCCAGACGGCATTGCCATCCGTGATAAGTTGTCCTGCTTTTGTCATGTATTACGCTCCTTTCGCGCACTCAAAAAGCACGCCGTGGAGCGTGCCCTAATATCTGATGATTGGTAACATCTTGATTGCGGGCGGCTGGACGGTGTCGCTGCGTCCGTAGATTGGGCTGGAACGAGATGCCTTAAAATCGACATGGTTTGAGTCCGCAGAAATTGCCCCGTATGGAGAATATGGCGCCCCGTAATTGAGATGGTCACCACTTCTGCTGTACCCTCCTGTTATTTCCGGAACTCCCGGAAATATATACCGACCAATATTATCATTTGCGTACCCCTCTACTTCCATCCAGTTGGGCAGCACCATCTTCATGCTCCCATCCCCGCGTCCGAACAGTCCCGCATTGGCGGTCGTATCGTCCGTCCAGAGGTTATGCTTGTCCGCCAGTGCTACGAGGCGCGGGTAGTCCGCCCGCTGCACGGTCGCCCCGTTACACTTGACATAGCCTGCGGGCAGGTAGAGAGACCCGCGCACCGCTCCGACGGGCGTGCCGTCTCTGATGTCATCAACAATCCAGACGGCCGTACCGTCATGGATAATTACCCCCCCAATTTTGAATCGCTTGTTCTATTTGTACCGGAAGTGTCGCGCCTGTTGCGCCCGCCTTGACGCACTCCAAACGCGCCCACGATGGCAGGGCTTTGTGATACGCAATGTCGCCGACTGCGTAGGTCTTGCTGCGCTGGAGGATTGCGATGCCGGCGTTTGCAATCAAGATGCGAATGTCTTGGTGTGCGTCGGAACTTTCGTTATGCTCCTTCAGATCTGCTTGCGTTGCGTACGCACTATTCTCCGTCACAATGGTAACGTTCGACGCATTGCCAATAATGATATGGAGGTCGATGATTTCGCCATCGATCGGCGTGTCCTTGCTCGGAATGTAGTCGGCGTAGTTCCCTGCATTCGTGTAGGCGTAGAGTTGTTCCTCTCCGCCTTCCATTTTTGCGAAAATACCAATTTCCCGATTAAAAAAGCCCGCCGTGAGCGAGCTGTTTTCAACAACAAATCTAAGGCGAACTTTACCGTTTCCCTCGTTTAGATACCCCTGCAGGGGCAGTTGCATAACTTGATGTTTGAGAGCCGTTAGATTCTCAACAGACTCTCCTTCACCAATCTGCCCATCACCGAGCTCAGCGCGGACAAAGATGAGTTTGCCTCCACCCTGACTCATACCAGAAAGCTCATGTCCTGCGTGTGTCAAACGCAAGATAGGGAATTGCGCCATCTTAATCACTCCTTATAACAATATGTTTTGACCTCTTTACCATGCCGGCAAAGCCTAATTGTGCGCCCGGAATGGCATAAGAGATATCATCGCCCGAATCAATGACTGTGGTCTTTTTGCATGTGACATAGCCTGCAAAACACAAAGATATTTCAGTCTCTGCTGTACTTGAAATATGGATGGTTAGATTTACAGGTACGATGACCCGCGCAAAACGCCGCACATCATTCGCACGAAAAATATGCGTACGTGCAATATCAAGCCATAACTCACGTTTTGCTAGGATGCGTAATGGGATTACGGTATTTTCCCCAAACATCGCATCAAGCATCGTTCGAAATGAGCGTATTGTATATGGTACCATCGCATTGATACGAGCTAAGATACGACGCTTTCGTTCCTCGATCGGTAGGCTGTCGCTACGCACCATGCGCAACATTGTTTCCCAACGCGCTGCGCCTTCCTCGTCAATTTCATAGACAAACGTATTCGCAAAACGCCGCCAAGCCCGTTCCCAGAGCACCACAAACTCGGGATTCTCGATCCTCGCAAGAGTTTTAAACTCTGCCGAGGGCGCAACGACAGACGGATAATATCGCTCGACACGCACATCTCTTGTGACTTTATCCATTCTGCACCTCGCCCCGAACTGCAAGCTCATCAAGCCCGAGCGTCAGATTCTCCTCGCGGTCGTTGAGCGTCGTGTGTTGGATGTCCTCGATGCCAGAAATCGCAAGGATACGGCTCTCAAGCTGTGAGATACGGATTATAATCCCCGTATTGCTCACATTATCAATCTCTGCGTGCTGTGTTGCTTGCCAATCCTTATTGACCTCAGCAAAATAGCCGTCAATTGTCTCCTCAATCTGATGTTTGTAGGTTGCATATACAGTGCCGGCTGCGAAGGACAGATGCAGTCCGATGCGCACCGCTGCATTTTTCGCTCCCTCGACCGTCACGTTATGGTCAATCGGAGCAATACCGATGCCCTCTCCGTGATTCGTCTCAGGGTCGATAAGGCTTTGCACCTTTTGCACAAATTCAGTGGTCGGGGGCTTGAAGTCGCTTGTCGTGAATGTCACACGCACCGTGCCGCCGCCCTTCCAGACGGGGTAGACCTTCACACCTCCAACACCCGGGATTGCTCCTACTTTGAGCCGATAGTCGGCAATATTGCCGCCATACGCCTGACTATCAAAGCTTGAGAGATACCGCGCACGGAAATGCTCGGTCTCCTCCTCTGCCTCGCCGGGGATCGTGACCTCAACGAGTTCCGCTGTCTGCAAGCCCTCTACGTAGTCGATGGGGACGAGACGACCAGCAGGGAGATTGCCTGCTGGTCCGAGTGTCTCACAGGTCAGCAGGTATTCCCCGTTCGTCAGTTTCTCCGTAACGGCGTAGTTGACCGCCTCGCAGGAGTACCGTGTGCCGATCGGTATGTTGAGTGTCACAGGCGTAAACCGCCCCTTCACAACGGCGCGCGTTGCCTCCTTTGGCTTTAGCCCGCGTTCGAGCGCACGCCGTACCAGATATTCACGCTCTGCCGTGTCGCCGAACGTGTTCCTTGCGAAGTAGTCGAGCGCCGCATAGAGCAACATGAACTCGATCGACGCGGGTGCGGTCGCGTCGAAAATAACGCTCCCCTCGCGCTTATCTACGTCATGCGGGACGTTCTGCAACATGCGCGCTTGTATCAGCTCTTGTGTCTGATCCTCATACATCAGATTGTCACCCCCTTCTCCATTGCAATATCGCCGTAGATGCTCCGGATCGTGAAACGTGCAAGCACATCACCGCGCCGCCCTTGTGTATTATCTTGCACATAGCTGAGATCAAAATCGACAACATCGTTAATGCGGTCATCCTGCACAAGAGCCTCGCGGATGCGGCGCGGTATTTCCGCGAGCACATATGGGACCGGCTTACCGAAAAGATCGGCAAGCTCTACACCGTAATTCCAGCTGTATATGACGTAAGCGTAGCGCTCTGTGTTGAGTATTTTGTAGGCGGTCTGCTTTACCGCCGCGAGACGTTCGGAAAGTTCTCCTTGTATCCGCTCATCTTCGATCTGCATACCGTAGGTCATATTGGGCTGCAATGTGGCAGTTGTCAGATTCTCACCGAGGCTTGATGTGCTTGTGTCCGGCAGTAACGCCATACGATCACCCCCACTGTCCCGTCAAATTTGTATGATTACGATTGCGCGACAGAACTACAAAGCCCTGCCCGCCCGCCTGACGAAGAAGAATGACCGTCTCACCGACCTGTAGGCTGTTATGCACAGTAATCCGCTTACGCCCCTTGTAGGCGTGGTTATGGCTCGCAAACTCCGGATAACCACTCCCGCCAGCTCGGTTCTCCGTTGTGTGGCTGACGGTAATGTCCACGTCGTAATCGCGCACGGCGTCAGTCAGCTCAAGAAATGCCTCCGTCACTTCGTCCTTGCCCTCGATACGAATCGTGAGAGGATCGATTCCAATAACCTCGCCAAGGCACCAATCCGATAGGTCGCTGCTCCCTTGCGTCTGTTTTATCAGTCGCTGTATCGTCTGCAATAGTTGCGCGCTCATCCTGTAATCACATCTCCTTTCACGGTCAAATCCATCGTATGGTGCCCCTGTGTCAGTGTATGCTTTACAGCCTCGACGATAATCCGCTTAGTAAGTGCTACATCACCAAGGTTTAGGTTGATGTAGAGAATTGAGCCGCCGCGTACACGCAGATCCCCAAATGCATTTTTGATAGTCAGGGTACGCTTTACGCGGTCATACATCTTTAGTTTTGAGTCTGCAAGCTGCCCAAAGTTCATTGGTTCTTCCGGATTTACAGACTCAGTCAGCTGCAGGACGCCCCAGCGCTTAATATCTGCACTGTTGACTGCCATCCACACATCGCGTTTGCCTGTCTTTTTATTGTCATAGTAGAGCTTTATGCGGTTGTAAGTGTCCCTGTCAATACTGGACTCATACGCAAAATCCTCAGCAGTCTCCGCATCAATGAGGAGGTCAAGTTTCATATCCTCCAAATCTTTCATTGTGAGTTTCCCGAAATCATCATAAAGCACATAGAGCCGCCCTGTGTTCTGTGTCGTCATATCAAGGAGCGTCTGCATGATATCCATGAGCGTCTTATTCGCACCGCGAAATTTGGGGATAGTATATCCTGTATCTGCGAGCTCTCCGACCTGCAGTTGGAAATTTTCGGCAATCCGTCTAATCTCTTCGCCCGCGGTCAGATTAACAAAATTATAGGTATCTTTGTTTTTGAGATACCTCATCTGGTCATATGCAGTTACATCAATCGTGCCGTCTTTGCTGTATTTTTTGGCAAAGATGTAACCGTAGAAGAAATTCATGCCGTCGTAGTTCGCCTGCACAACGTCTCCCTCATGGAAGTCGAGCATCGCATCCTTAACCACTTTAAAGGTAAGCTTGCCCGGCTGCCCCTTCCAACAAGTCTCCCAAACAACGCCATCAAGCACAGCCGGCCAATAATACTTATCCGTATCCTTGTTGTGGATGATCAGCTGCAGCTGTTTTTCGTTCGTCGGCGTTGCCGCACCGAGGGACGCCTTTTTCCCCGATACAAATTCAGACAATGTGCATCACCGCCCCTGCCGGAAGATCAGCAATCGGATTGGTCATGCCGTTATTTTGCATGATGTCCCGCCAGTCAATACCACCATTCGATATGCCCTTTGCAACTTCCCAGATGGATTTTTCGTTTCGGACTTTGTAAGCGTTTGGGATTTCTCGCCCGATTGCAGGGCGCGTCTCCTTCACTGTCAGATGCTCGACACCGTTTTCATCCTTTGTGACAGTACATTCCTTCGTCCCATAAGGACGGTACTGTTTAAATTTCAGGGGGCACGTCACATCAAGACCGTCTTTTGCATCTTCCTCGATGCTGTAATCTTCGAGAGTCACAAGCATATTCGTGTCAAAAAGCATGGAGAACGCGCCCGACATACGACAGATAATGAGCTGCATCGGGTATTGCGTTTCTTTCGCCTTTTTGAACGCTGAGAGAAAATATGATGCCTTGCGAAAACTAAAACTACTGCCAAAAAGAGTATTCGCAAGCGACGCCGTAAGAGAAGTATCATAATCCGCAAACGGATATGGGCGGTTCGGGAGGCGCGCATCAAAGGCGATTTCAGTAAGCCCCGGCTTTTTGATAATATTAACTTCGCCTTCGTTGATGAGGTTGATAGCCTTGTTCTTGCCCTTGATTTTGATGGACATTTTCGCAGGCGGTACGGGGAGCATCGTATCTCCCACGAAGAAGTAATAACTCATGTCGGATGCACCCCTTCCGCTCCTGCAGCCATCGCCTGTAAGAGACTGTCATTCATGTACGTCATCATCCCATCTACATCCATGTCATTGGATATATTGTTGCTGATGCCGCCCATGTCGATCTGTACGGTCGCCGTCGTATACCGGTTGATTGCCTCCTGCTCTGCCGCTTCGCGCAGATACTTTAGGTCTTCCTCAGAGATCTCCATTGCATCTTTGATCGCGTCGGTGTTACGCGCTGTTTTTTTACCGGATTGTCCAAGATCCTCAAAAGCTGTGCCCGTTGCGTTATACGACGCATCCGGCATATTCTCCGGAGACAGCCCCGGTATATAGTTGTGGATGTCGAAATTCTGGACAAAGTCGCCTGCATCCTTACTCCACTGTTCGGGGTCGGCGCGATAGGAGATCTCTCCGACCATCCCGATATCTGTTCCGAATAAGCCGTTGATGCCTTCTGCGGCCTTGTTGATCAACTGTATCAAGTTGTTAATACGGTCAATCATGAAATTAACAGCATTCGCGACAATACCTGCCATTGTACTGAATGCGCTTGCTAGAGCATTGCGCAGGCCGTATGTATGCACCACCCATGCGGCAAATACGCCAATGACAACCAGCACCAACCCGATGATAAGACCAATCGGGTTGAGGTACATAGTAACATTTAGTATTCGCCATGCGGCGCTTAGCCCGTTTGTTACGAGTGTCCATGCCGCTGTGGCCGCCGTTGCGAGCGTTGTCCGTATATGGATGAGCGCCATAATCGCGGCGTATGCTGCACCTAATGTGTTCATCACTGCTTGCGTTGTCGCTGCAATAATCAGGGCGCTTATATGCGTTACGAGAGCCGCATTCGATGCAATCCAATATCCTGCGTAGATTGCAAGCCCTGCAATTGCAAAAGCAACAAAGGTATCGAGATATTGATACGCAACTGTGAAGCCAGCGCTAAGCCAAGAACCAATGTAACTGCCCGTACGCTGAGCTACCCCGGCGAGCCATTTTATGTTATTGATCACACCTAAAGCAGCATCTGCAGCGACATGAAGTCCCCACACCATCGTGTTTGCAAACACTTGCCCCGCCTCGCTGTTGGCAAGGGCGTTGATCTCTTCGAACACGGGCGCAAAGGCACGTGTACCCGTGTTCTTGATCACCTGCATAACCTGTTCCCATTTCCACCCCATGACGTTGAATTGCTCGTTGATGCGGTCAAGGTTTGTCAAAATGGCATTCTTAAGAATATCTGCCGTGATTTTTCCTTCACTCGATATTTTTTTGAGTTGCCCCGCATCAATTTGCATATAGTCCGCTACCATCTTTTCAATGAGCGGTGCTGCCTCCGCAATGGAACGAAATTCGTCGCCCTGAAGCCTTCCAGAACCAAGGGCCTGTGTCAGCTGGAGCATAGCATTTTTCTGCTGTTCTACCGCTGTACCGCCGATAACAAAGAGCTTCTGAATCCCTTCCATGAACGGCACGACTTCCCGTGCATCAGGAAACGCCTTTTTCGCGGTCATGGCAATCTTTGAGACAGAATCCGCCATCTCCTCGTAGCTGCCACGAGCTCGCTGCGCCGAGGCATAAACAAGATCATTGAGTTCTGCCGCTTGCTCAATACCGCCGGCAACCATGCGCAGACGCGCTTGTATGCCCGCATAAGCGTCACTGACCTGAACAAGCCTCCCAGGTAAGCTAGAAATATAGCTAAATGCTGACATAAATGAATTTGCGGCGATGGTCGCGATTGTAAACTGTCCAATAACACTTGAAAGCCCTGCCTTTAGTTCGTTAAAAGCTCCGACACCGAGGCTTCTCAGCTTTCCGCCTAGCCATGAGATTTGACCACCGAGAAAATTAACAAAGGAAGTTGTGTCTTCAACTGATTTTCTGATGCCATCCCCGGCCTGTTCAGCAGACGTTTCCATTTCTGTCGCAGCTTTCGTCGCACGATCAAACTTACCGACAACCTTATCTACAGTTCGTGATATCACATTGAGTTTCGGCGATACACCGTCAACCAGCTCGAACATTTGTTTAATTGTTGCCACGAGACACCTCTTCTCTGAAGTAAAAATAGGTATAAGAAAACCGCCTCGTATTTGAGGCGGCTCCATATACCATATTATTTCTTTTTAGATATTTTTGGCGTAAATCGATTTCCACAGTTATGGCACAAACATTTTACATCTTTACGCCCAATACCTCCCGCGAGCGCGCCCAAGGGACCCAAAAGCACAACGCCAATAACCCCTTTTCCAAAACCATACCCCTTTCTTTCAATCTCAACATTTGTTGATTTACAAGCAGGGCAAGTTAGCGGAGGAATCTCCTCTTGTGGTGTTCTATAAGCTGCGACTCGGTCCATAAAAGATTGGTCTTTGTAGTGATCATCAACAAAAGTAGCTGCTTCTTTTGGCTTTGCATTAGTAATAGAAATTATTTTCGTGGTGATCTTTATCCTCCCCATAACACCCTTATGCGCCGCAAATATAGGGATAGGGTCAAACGTGACACCATTCAATGTTTCTTGTTGCACAATGCTCTCTGTGGCCGGAGAAGTATCACCTACTGGATTACCACAACTGCTACAAAAATTGCCAGACATCTTTGCTCCACAGTTACTACAAAACTTTCCCATCATCGTCACTCCTCTCGTCGATATGGTATTTAATTCGACGTGAGGGCTTTTCATCCTGCTCTATTAGCGTTTTCTTTTTGCCTCGGCCGCAGCTTTTTTATCCGCTTTAGCCTTGATCGAGATCGCAGCAAAAATAAAAGCACGTTCGTTCTCTGGCAAAGAAAACAACACATGCGGAAGAATATGAAGTTTCAGGAGCGCGTAATATGCGATATTCGCATAGAACTCGCCCCTGTTAATCAGTTTTTTGCGATTTTGATCTTCTCATCCATGCCGGTGTCAAAGTCGTTCGCCTGCATGACTGCCTGGAACAAATCTTGATACTCACCCGGCGTCAGCATAAGCCGCACAAGCTCCCCGGCGCCAACGGCGTTATAGGAGCTCTGCAGAGCCTCGCTGTTGAGATTCGGATATGCCACGCAGGCGCAGATCAGATCATTTGCATACTGCTCCTGATCAAAATTCATCTGCGTTTCGCGCGTACCGGGAACAAACGATTTCTTGCGATTGCGGTCGGCAATCGCTTTGTTTTCGTCATTCGTAATCGGCGAGAGTTTCCATGCGACAGGCTTGCCGTCATCTCCCCGAAACCTTTTCGATGCCACATACTCAACACACGCTGGCTTGATCGCATTTTCGGCAAGAAATACCTGCAAATTCTCTTTTTCCATGTGTTATCTCCTCACTGCATCCCATCGAGCATCTTGAACTGAGTCGGTTGCTCAACATCTTCAAACGTAAAGTCAACGTCCTGTTCGAGCCATTCGCCATCTGCGTCAAAACTCGCAATAATGGCGCTGTCGATATTACAGTCTTTCAGAATCGTCACCTGCCGCCCAGCTTCTGAGGTTGGATCCTCATTCGTCACCTGAAGGTCAAAATAGGTATCCTTGCCCGTGGACTTAAATTCCAGAAGCATCCTGTCAAAGAGCGGCGTGTTCTTATAGATCGTCATGTTGCCGGCGCCATTGATACTCGTCGCCTTATGACCCTTTGCCATGCGTCCGAGAATCGGTACTTCCTCTTTGTTCTTCTCGAGTTTCGCCTCGAGCTTCTTCGCCTGAAAGAGCAGGAAGCGTTCCCCTTTGATTGATACGTACGCAGACGCCAGTTTTGCAGAAATAACATCCTTGGCATGCATCGTTCGGATTGCATTAATCGACATAGTTTTTCACTCCTTCCTCTTATGCCACTTCTACGTTCATGTACAGCTTCTCCATACAGCACGTCGGCTGCACAGAGTAGTTCATGAGCACGTCCGTCTTTTTCTCGCCCTGTGTCGGAATCGGCACGTCTTTCGGGTCGAAGTTCTGAATGGCACGCACACGCTGATACTCCTTGTGCAATGCAACAATGTCTCCCCAGAGTGCCGTGCGCCCGTCCTCATCGTTCTGCTCCTTGCCGAGATACGTCCGATTAAAGAGACGCGCCACGTCGATAGCGATCTGATCGAGGACACGGATGACCTGATTCAGAGCGAAATCAGCGTTCTTCTTTTTCGAGAAGCTCGTAAATGTGTTGATGTCGCTGAGAACATTTGTCTTGCCGACCACATCCCCCGAGACCGAGTCCGCGACGTTGTGGAACATTATCATCCCAGAGACCATCGCCCGCTCAAGTTCCGTCTGACTGTACTTCGTGTTGATCTTGTACTCGCCGTCATAGGTCTTGTTCGTACACGATGCGTTGACCGCGCAGCTTGCCTCTGCACCAACGAGCCAGTAGACCGCTGCGCCCGGCTGTGCGCCCTCGTCGCGTACAGCGTTCTTGAGCGAGATCACACCCTCATAGTCGACGTTTTCTCGTCCGTGGATGACGAGCTGGAACTTCGCGCCCGTATTCTCCCGCATCCGCTTCGTGAACTGGATAAGGAGCTGCTGGATCGTTGCATCCGAGCCCGCATAGCCCAGAATGTTGAAATAATACGGCTCGATAGCGTCGAGGTAGTTCTGATACTGGAGCCCCGTGACCGCAGCGCCATTCGTGCCGCCCGTCAGCTTCTCGCCCGCCTTCGCCTCGAGATTCCGCGTGCGGATCCATGTCACATAGTCGTTATCTGCGACATCCGCCCATGCAGTGATGTTCTTCTGCTCGTCTACCTTCGCGGGCGAGCCGTCAACTATCATATAGGTCGTCACGTCAAATGCGCTCGTGTTGTCGACGTTTGCCGTTACAGATACCGTGATGTCATTCCCGCGTTTGCCGGGATACTTCGCACGCGCAATCGCACACGCCGCTGCGACCGCCCCGTTGTCGAGACGGTAGAAATACCCCGTTTTGAGGTTGAGGAAGAGATCACGCAGACTCTTGAGCTCCGGCGAGGTATACGCATAGCCGAAGATCGAAAGGCTGCGCTCCTGAAAGTCCTCCGCCGTCACTGCGAACACGCTTCCAACGGGGCCCCAATCCATCTCAATCGGCATGGTAGCATAACCGCGATCGGCAATATCCGTGGACGCGCGCACACGCGACACAAAATTGATATACGTCCCAGGCAGTTTCTTGTTTTGAAACAGCCAAGTACCGCCGCCCAGTGCCATAAAATCACTCCTTCCCGACCGTCGCCTCAGCGACAGTCCTGCCGTTAAACTCCTCCACCATCTGATCAACCTCGGCGAAGGTGTATTCCTTTCCTTCCTCGAGAGAGATCATCAGTACATCGCAGTAAGGACGATACTTCGTCGATGCTACAAGAGCATCGCGTGTATATCGAGCTTCCTGCTCCGTGCTCTTTTTCTCTGCCATTATCATCATCCTTTCGTTGTTTGACGCTGAAGCAGCGTCTCCATATGTGGCAACTTATCACGTTCGCGGAGGATAAATACATCGTAGTCTACCTCGAAATGCAGAACACCATCGTGCACCTCGTATTCTGTCCGTGATGCACGGATAAGGTCGCCCTCAGCTGAAATATACTCCAATCCCATGATGAGATCTGTCGCAACCGCCTGCACATCCTCTGAGGCACTGCCCCTACGCGGGAAATAATGCACATCAAAGGCGTGTCTGCGGAAATAACGGTTACCGAGTTTTGTCTCTTGCGTCACACGCAGAGGCAAAATAAAAAAGCACGGCGCATCAAATCCCTGCTCTATTTCATCTCTGCACACATCGATATCTGGAAACAACTCACCAAGGCGAACGGCAATCCCATCCACGATGTTATTTACCATTGATCTCCTCCTCGAAGTAGCGCTGTATCTTCCGCTGCAAAATCGCAGGTGCACCAGACTCCACCTCATGTGCCGAGAGCGTCATACAGAACTGCCCCTCAACCCATGATTCTTTAAGTTGCTTGCCAATCGCCGGAACAAAGCGTCCCGGTGTCTGACGGTGCCCGTATTCGACATAGGACGCATACTCCGTGTTGTTCACGAGCTCAATTCGATAGGTGCTTCCAATTTTCTGTACCCGAATTGCATCTTTCAGCAAGGCAGACCATCCGCGACGAAGGTGCCCGCTGATGACGGGGGTTCTCTTAATGACTTTCCGCAAAAAACGTGCGGCAAGTTCTTTGAGGCAGTCTTCATACAGTTTCTGCTTCTCTTGTGTCGTCATCTGCTGCAGTTGTGCTTGGAACTTGTGTAGCTCGGACATATCCATCCTTGCCATTATGGATGCTCCTCCCATCGAGCAAGCGGAATCTCTTGATGCGAATCGTAGGCCGCAGGAATTCCGGAGCAGGAAAAACGCATCGTGCGACCGCGCTGCGTGACCGTCACACGGCTGCCGGGCTTGATGTCGATCTCGGGCGCGGTAAAGAGCGTGATCGCTTGTGCGACGCTGTCCGCCGTGTCCGACCGCCCTGCGGGTGCGAGGGTCTTATAGCTGACGCGGCAGGGCACGTCCTGCGCGACTACCGCCCAAAGGAGCACGGTGATATTCTTCGCGTTTTTCTCCTTGCGTGCCTCCTCGACCGTTGCCCGACCATCATAGAGACGTTCGACCGCGCGCCTTACCAGCGGAATTTTCGGTAACACGCAAAATCACGCTCCTTTGTCAGCGCGAGCACGAGTGCGTCATACCGCTGCTCCGTGCTCGTCCCGCCGAGTTCGACGGTCGTGTCCCCCTCTCGAATGGACTTCACGACCTCCGTCCCCTCTGCGCCGAGAATCACGTCTTTTTGCAAGGCAAGGAACTTACCCGCCGCCAGCTCATCAAGCACCGTCTGCAAGCCTTCGGGGATCTCCGTCACGTTGCAGTCATTCCTGATATGTTGCGCGACACCGTTGTAGATGTACGTGAGGAGCGGCAATTCACTCTCCTGCACCTCATAGCCGACGGACGCTTTAATCAGCATCCGCACGTCGGCAAGCATTACTTGCCACCTTTCCCGTCACGCCCCTTGGGAGGCTCAACAGTCGCCGGAGAATCCTCCTGCGACGGCTCGGGGGCTGAATTCCCCTGCTCAGGTGCAGGGGAATTCTCCTCCACAGGCATCTCGGTCTTTTCCTCCTCGCGGAAGCCCTGTGCCAAGAGCTCAGCTACCTGTGCTTCAGTTTCTGCGTACTGCACTTCGTTGAGTCGTACCAGTCTTGTCATGATGTCCTCCTTATGCGCCGATGTTTGCCCAGACACCCGCGAGCTTATTCGTCGGGATCCAGATGTCGTGGAATTTGCGATAGTCGAGCTTCCATGCGTCCGCCTTCTGGTTTACATCCGGCGCGAAGATACGTACCTTGTCCGTCTTGGAGATCGCAATCGGCGCACGCCGCGAGATGATGATCCAGTTGATGGACTTCGCCGTCGTGTCTGCCTTGAATCCGCCTGCCTCCTGCCCCGTCGTCTTGCCGTCGTTGAATACGTACGCCGTCTTCATGCGCAGGGACGGCACGGAAAGGATCGGAATCTCGTTGTAGGTCTTGACCTTCGTGTCGATTGCACCCGCCTTGAACTGCGTCACGTCAAGATGCCGCTCGATGTTCTTCACGTTGTTGAGCACCGTGCGGATCGGCGTCGCCATGAGGATCACCAGCTGCTCTGTCTCGCCGATGGCATCCTGCAGGTCGGTGATCTCCTTGTCAAGCTGCGCAAGGATATTCGTCTCACTCGGCGTGAATCCGTCCGTCGTGCGGTGCGCATTCTTCGCGAGTGCGGCGATGCGGCTGTAGCGGTACGCATCCACCTCGGGGACGACCTGCAGCCGCTGGAACTCGCCCATGACCGTTCCTGCCGAGGCAATAAAGTTGCTCTCATCCACATCCATGGAATCCAGCTGGAACGTGCGGCCGCGATCCTGCGTCAGCTTGTAATCGTCATAGGAGAGCGTCACGGAACCCTGGTTAAATCCTTCGTCGCGGTCATAGCGTGCCATGCCCGTGGTCGTGATGCGCGGCATACGCACCGTGTCGCCGCCGTTATACTTCACGTTCACGGCGTTGCTCTCCATCCATCCCGATGTCGCCTCGATGCCCATCTGCTTATCAAGCGACTGCTGAAAGATTTTTGCCATTTCCAAAGTGTTGATTGCCATAAAATTTGCTCCTTTCGCTTACAGCCCCATCGCTGTCTCAAACTGCTGCTGAACCGTCGGCGCAGGTGTGCCACCGCCATTGCCGCCGGGCGGGTTCAGCCCCTCAACGCGCGCCGCGCCCTCTTCCTCGAAGAGGTAGGCGTCGGATTCCTTAAGCTTTTTGATCTGATCGTCAAGCCCCTTGATCGTGCCATTCTCCGCCTCCGCGTCGTCGAGCTTCAGGAGTGCACGCACAGCAGCTGTGTTCTTCGCCTTCGCTCCGAGCAAGGACTTTTCGACGATGGAATCAATCTCCATCGCCTTGACCTTCGCTGCGTACTCCTTATCGCGTGCATCCGCAGCAGCCTTGAGGTCATCGATCTGCTTGACGAGTTCAGTGTTGTCCTTATGATTCTTTTTCAGCTTGTCTAGCTCCCCGCGTGCGGTCTTGCCCTCCTCCTTTGCCGCCTTGAGCTCGTCCTCCTTTGCGGTGTAGTGGCTCTTTTCGACGTAGTTCTTTTCGTAGTCCTCCGCGACCTTCGCCACCTGTTCATCGGAGAGTCCGAGAGCCTTGAGTTCGTCTTTTGTCATAGATTCCTCCATTCTGAATAGATTATTGTATCGGCATGATTCAGTGCGCCACGGCACCACCTCCTTTCACCTAGGTATTGCTTTTTCTGCAAAAACAGCTTATAATACATATTAAGAAGAGGTTGAACCTCCGCCCTCTATTGGCGGGGGGGCTTCCTCTTATTTTTTATGTCATAACGTCGCACACTAATAAGCTTCCCGTGTGAGATAACGATAATATCCATCGAACTTTTTGCGCTGCGGCGCAAACGCCGACCAATTATCTCGGCCAATCCTTTTAAGTCAAGGCTTTCACCGACAAAATCCAGAATCATACCGCCTGGATTCTCTTCGATTTGCTTCAATCCATAACGGATAGCGCTGTCAGCAGATTTTTCTGATGAGACCGTCTTCAAGTCCCAAAAGGCTCCATCCCATAAAAAGTCAGGAGTCTTTTTCTTATCGGCATTAATCTCTTGCAACAAAGTGATGTCGCCACCAAATGTCTTGTGTAACCATTCTGCGGCGTCCACCTCCGCTCTATGCTCAGTGCGCGAATAACCGTCTTCGTAATTAACTTTTCCTTCTCCCGGCTTCGCGCGATTAAGATAGGCCTTTGTTACATCCTCCATCAAGGAGTCTTTTCCGTCGACATACTTCTTCTTCCACTCTTCATAGGTCAGCTTGCTATCCACCTGTACGGTCTTCCCTGTCTCTATGTCACGCGCCGCCCGTGTTTCATTCTCCGTAAATTCGTCATCGAAGTACGGGCAGATCGTCGAACGGCAGCGGCAGTGTAGCGGCGGGGCTGTGATGCCTGGCTTGCATTCGTCGAGGGGGAGCACTTTTCCATCCATCTCGCGGCAAATCTCCGAAGTACGGCTGTCAAGCGTCGCTACAAACTCATACTGCTCAACACCGAGGTCGCGGAATGCATCCAGCTGCCCTTTTGACGAGAAAAACGCCGCCTCCGTCTCCACAAGGCGCGATGCCGCACTCATGGCGACGTTCATGCGTCCTGCGATGCGCTGCGTGATCTTCGCATACGGCTCGCCGCGTATCAGTCCACGCGCCAGCTCGCCCTGCAGCGTGCTCAGCAGACGTTCCTTGTCGCGCCAAATGCGGTCGGAGAAGTTCAGCCCGTCCGATACCCACGGTTTTTTTAGGATGCGCTCAACATCCGTCTCGGGAATGCGGGCAAAAGGTTCAAATCCCTTTTTCTTCTGCACCTCATACGCCGTGCGCATCTGTGCGTCAGGGTAGATGTCACGCAGCACGTCCGTGAGGCGTGCATTCCCCTTTGCGGCAAGCTTTTCGACGTGCTGTGCCATCTGCATCCGTATCGCCTCGAGGCGGTCAATGTGGACGCGTGCGGAGACATTCTTTAGCTTCTGGATATACGCCTCGGAAAGATCCGCTTCCTTGGCATACTTGATGTATTCGTCTACCGTCCAGCGGAATTCTGCAAGCTCACGCGTATTCAGTACACGCCGTGCCTCGGCAAGACTCATCTGGTTCTCAGCGGCGAATCGTGCATACCATCGCTGGATATCGTCATTTAGGTCTTGCGCAGTCTGTCGGTACTCTTTTACCATCTCCGCGCTGAGATCGTCTGCCTTGCGCAGCTCCGATTCATTCAGCTGCTCGAATCGCTCCGCCCAGTATTTATTGTGCTCCATGCTCCTCACCTACTGGATACGCGCCACGCATCTCCTCCACCTCCTCGGCACGCTCCTTCTTGAGACGCTCGAGTTCGACTTTTGTATCCTTCGTCCACGGATGATTTGCGACAATGGTCTCCCGGCTGATTACGCCTTCGGAATCGCGGCAGTCCGCAATCGCCTCCGCCTCGTTGATGAGAATGTCGCGGTTAAAGACGAACTCCACCGTCTCAGGCTCGATCTTTTTCAGCCGCAGCGCAACACCGACGAACCACATGAGACGCTCCAGTGCCGCTTGAAATTCAAGCTCCATGTCATTGGCGTCAAGGTCAATGTCCGAGTACATCGACTGGATGTTCATCTGATTCGGATTGTTCGAGAGCCGATCATCCTTCGCGTCGAATCCACAGCCGTTCTCGATTATGGCACGCTTGAGGAGACGCAGGACAAGTTCATAGTTCTGCGCGTTGACCTCGATGGAAAGTGTTTCGACGCTGCCTTTAGCCATCTCGGTATCTCGAACTTTGATTGCGCCGAAGGTCGAGAGATTCTTGCGGAAGTCACCAAGCTCCTGACCGTCATAGTTGTGGATGACAAGGATCGTGCTCCGTGCGTCCTCCTGCAGATTGTCAGCGAATGTCGAAAGCAGTGTGTTGAGTGCGTCCTGCAGTGACTTCACGCGTGAGATCAACGGACGCTCGGCACTGTTCGCGCGAAACACGATAAGCGGCACGCGATCCCAATTCATCGGCACGCCGCCCACCTGCAAATAGTGCGAATCCTCCGCCTCCACGTCCGGAAGGAGTTTCTCGGAATCAAAGGTAAAATAGCGCACGCCTTCTTTCGAGAAGTACTGCACCTTGATACTCTGCTTCTTCGTGCGTCCCTCGTAGTACTCGAGGGTATAGACGCGCAGGAAGGAGATCAGCTCCTCGTGTGCATCATCCGCCCAGAACGGCAGAATCTCCTCCGGCGCAAAACGGCGAAAGCGCAGCTCGTTATCCGCAAAGTAGGGATATAGATATCCAACTCCCGCATTTAGGCAGTCCTCGCCGATCTGCTTCAGCGTGCGGCGAAACCCCTGATTAAACACAGGCTTTAGCTGTGCGCCGAATGCCTCGTTCTCCGTCTTGACCTCAAAGGGTTTCGCGAGCAGGTAGCTTGCCTTTTGATTGACGAGCTTGCCGTATTGGTTGTCAATGATGATGTTGTTCGGCAGATTCCGCACCGTGGTCTTTTTGCCGCCGTCGCCGATCGCGCTGCGTGTCTTTTGGAGTACGTCATGCTCGCCGCGCGCGTAAGCCTCGCCGATCATCATCTGACGGCGTTTCTCAGAGGCGAGCCACGCAGCCGTCTCAACCTCGATAAAGTCCTCCTCGGTCATGACGGACTGCGCGCCGCTCCGTATGATGTACCGTACCACGTCCATAAAGGACATTGCCCCACCTCCTTACTCAAAACTGTATAGATCGCCCGCGCCGATCTTCTCGGCAATGCCTGTTGTCGCATCGGGCGCATCATCGTGCTTGTTTCTGCCCTCACGCTGATACCGCGTCATGGCGTCATAGTACTCCGGCCAACGGTCGCGCCAGTTGGTCGGGAAATAGATGTGCTCCATCACCCACGTCGCATTGGAGAGGATCCGCGCTGCCTTATTGTGCGACTGGTGGAACGGTCGGACGATGGTCTTGTTGCTCCCGAACGTCTCCCGCAGATGCCGCTCCACCGAACGCGCGAATCCGCGCCCGCCGGAGTTGGATTCAATATCGGCGATATTGACGCCGTTTTTGTGGAGCATCCGCGCCGCCAACGGCTCTGTCTCCTCCATCGGGGCTTTCGTATAGAGCACGTCAAGCACATAGGCCTCTTTAGCGTAGACTCCATAGATGATGGCGCAGAGAAAGTCCTCGCCCGTGTCTGCAGTATCGACGTACGCCTTGATCGATGTGAAAAGCGGATGCCCGCTGCTGTCGCACGGTACGTCATCGTACGTCTTGAGCGTACTATACAGCCGCCCTTTGATGTCGATCGGCTCCTGCTGGTAATTCGCAGAGGCGATATCCGCACCCATCGCCCGCACTTTGTCCTCGTAGGACTTGCGCGAGAGAATTTCATCGCAGAGCATTGTCCCGTCATCCTGCAGCGCCTTCATGGAGATATGACGGATGCGGCGGTCAGCGAAATGCTGGAGCACATTGCCCGCGAGATCATCCGATGCCCAGCGCGTCATAATAACGATGATCTTGCCGCCCTCCTCAAGACGCGAAAGCATGGTGTTTGTGAACCAGTCCCAATGCTTTTCTTTGACCGTCTCGTTATATGCCTCTTCCGCGTTCTTGATGAGGTCGTCGATGATCATCAGCGAGCAGCCGAATCCCGTCGCTGTGCCCGTTGGGGATGTCGCAAGATAGCTGTTATACCCTCCCGCAAGGCTCCATAGATTCATCGCCGCATCGCCCGCCTTGATCGTGACACCCGGAAAGATATCACTGTAGACAATACGTGCTGCATCCGCCTTGATCTCCTGGATGCTGTTGCGGACGTTCTTCGAGAACACCGTTGACAGCGTCTCGTTATACGAGCCTGTCATGATCTTCTCTTTCGGGTTCCTGCCGAGGATCCACTCCACGAACAGCCCCGCTGTGCGGCTCTTGCCGTGACGCGGCGGCTCGTTGATGACAAGTACCTCATCCTCGCCCTCGTAAAACGCCTGCAGTGCATCGCAGAGCGCACGGAGATAGGTGCGCTTAGGCTTATAGAAATCGGGCGCACGCAGACAGCAATAAAAAAAGAACTCGCGCCGTGCAAGTTCTAGTTTTGCTTGAAGAATCAGCCTGCTATCCACTGTCGATCACGTTCCGCAGCTCCTCCGTTGAAAGCCCTGCAAAGGGATTCGCAACGGTCGCCCTGACTTCGATCTTGTCGTTAAACATGCCAATATGCCGCCCGAGCAATTCGAGCGCCTTGATCTTGTCATGCAGTTTTAGCTCGAAACCATTTACACTCTGCTTAACAACTGCGAGTGCAGCACGCTGGTCGGCAGAGAGCTCTTGTGTCTCGTTGAACATAACTGTCTGATATATGACCTCAGTACCATCGTCTTTCGTACGCGTTTGCGTCTCAACATGTAGGTAGTCCGCTATGTTTGCAAAGGCAATCCGTGCAAGCTCTTTGACAACGCGATCCTGCGTCACCTCTGTACGCCGTTGGAGGTCTTTTTGACGACGTGCAATCTCTTCTGCGATTTTAGGTTTTCTAAGGTTTTCAGCGCCTATTACATGGGCTGTTTTTGCCTTATATCCTGCTCTGATTGCAGCCTGCGTCGCATTGAAATCAACCATGTATTCATCTACAAATCGTATCTGTTTTGCTGTCAGTTTCAC